TACCTGCATTCGCAGAGTAATTTCCACCCTCCGCGTAGCATAAGAAGCAAGCTACGCTTTTAGATAGGAGCGATGCCAAATGGCCCTCGCAGATCAGTCAGTTACTATCAATTCCGTGGCCATTGCCCTTCCTCGTACAGGCTCGACGCTTACGTCGGGTGTGTTCGAATCGGGCGATGGGCTTGTGAAGGAAACCGTTTCCCATCAAAAGGGGAAGCGGACCCGTCACATGTTCCGGATTGACCACAACAAAGTTGCGGCCGATCCATTCCAGGCGTCCATCAACGCGAAGTACTCTATGAGTGCTTACGTGGTGTACGACGTCCCACCGGTGGGTTACACGGTGGCGGAAGCCAAGCAGGTCATCGATGGGTTTAATGCCCAGATCGCGGCCAGCACTGGCGCACTCATCACCAAGATTCTCGGCAACGAGAGTTGAGAGTTCTTCCCTGAAATCCAGGGGAGAAACTGACAAGTGAGAAACATTTGGCTCTGGAAAACCAACCTCTATTAGGAGGAAGTTTTGAAAAGCCTCATGTCGCTCTGGAAAGTGATGCTCAATGATTTGGGCATCAGGTGCTGCACTAGCACGGATCGTGACTTATTAACAGTCACGAGTCGGTACGAACACGAGGGGATATCGTTTCTTACGATAACCCTACCACGCTTTGGTAAAGACTTCCAAAAAAGTCTCGATCAAGGCATGGTCGACTCCAGCCTGTTTGCCGGTTTCCGGCGTTCAGGAGGTCTCCCAGCATTTCTGTCGGGTTTCCTTCGTCGTGTATTCGACCCTAGTGGTTCGGTACTGCCAAATCCGGACATCGACGCGATATTTTCTGTTAGACAGCTTTGTTTTGTCTTTGAGAAAATCGCTCTCGAGTGTTCGAAAGAACGCTACGAGAAAGCGATGCTCGGATATGTGCAGACTGAAGACGATGTCAAGGTGGCCGATAGGGGGCTTCCCGAAAGGGATGTCCTCTATCTCCGCTCTACTTTCGCCATGCTTTTTGGCGATTCAATCGACCGACTTAATCGCGATTTGCGAGATGGAAGGTACGATCGTTTCGTGCCCAAGCATGGACCTGGAGCTACAGCAGACTCTTTGGTTGGTAACCAAAAGTTTAAACAGTCTCGCTGGAGTTCCAGGCTCGAGAGAATACTTCCGGCTGGAGAGTTCATTATCCCCAACTGGAAGCATTATGCCCTTTTACAAGGCATTGACATCGTCCAACCTGGAAAAGAATTACCCGTTAGGGTTATTTCTGTTCCTAAAACGCTCAAAACACCAAGGATAATCGCAATTGAGCCAACTGCTATGCAGTATGCACAGCAGGCGGTTCTAGCGGCTATCCTAGATACATGGGAGAATGATGAATTCTTATCCAAGTATATCACACTTCAGGACCAAACGCCTAACCAGCGTATGGCCCGCGATGGATCGAAAACTGGCAGGCTTGCCACAATCGATTTATCAGAAGCTAGTGATCGTGTTTCGAATCAGCTTGTGCGGCAGCTTCTTGCTCCTTGGCCTGATTTTCTCGAGGTCGTGGATGCTTGTCGCAGTCGTACAGCTGATGTGCCTGGCTATGGCGTGTTACGTCTGGCCAAGTTCGCGTCTATGGGCTCGGCGCTTACGTTCCCGATTGAGATGATGGTGTTCGTTGCTATCATCGTAAGTCGGTTGCGCAGGCGTCATCCGAACTCTTCGATTTCATCGCTTAAAAACCGAGCTTTGAAATCAACGCGTGCCTACGGAGATGATTTAATTGTCCCCGTAGAAATAGTGCGCGACGTGATCCGAGATCTAGAATCTTTTGGATTCAAGGTCAATAAGGACAAGACTTTCTACAATGGTTCATTCAGAGAGTCTTGTGGTAAGGAGTACTACGATGGAGTCGACGTTAGTATTAGTCGGCTACGACGCGTGCTTCCTACCTCCCGTCGCGACGCAAGTGAAGTTGTTGCCATGGTCGCTTTTAGAAACCAGCTTTACTTTGCTGGTCTCTGGACCACTTGCAGATGGCTGGATGAAAGAATTGAGCGTTTGCTCAAGTTTTACCCTCTTTTATCCACAACTTCGCCAGGTCTCGGTAGACACTCCCACTTGCCGCTTTCCGGTTACCCGGGAATGGTTCGTGGGCGGTACCAAAGGCTTGAAACTAAAGCCTATATACCGTACGGTATGATTCCAAGGAATCGTATCGACGATGTGCCTGCTCTGATGAAGTGTCTTATCCAGAAAGATCAAAATCCGGATGAAACACACCTGGAGCGTTCCGGTCGTCCGAAGTCGATTAGCATCAAACTTCGGTGGACTGCAGTCTCGTAGAGACTGCAGTTAGGGCTTGGCCCTATGAG